TAGTAGCTACGACCCTACAATACAAATATACAACTTATTTATTAAAAACAACTATAAAATAAGCGTTGTCAAGGTTATTATCCATTGTTTATAAGGGTTTAGAAATGTGTGTTAGGAGTATGCGCTAGTTAGCAGTAATTATAATGCATGACCTTTACCGCATTTAGTACATTGTTGGTACTGTTGGAACACGTTTGTCTTCCAATTATGTTTACATTTATTAGACTTAACTACTGCTAACAGTGGTTTTGACTTATTGCCATATTCCGCTGTATTTTCAGTTGGTTTTGTATTTGTTTTCATAGTGATAAATTTAAAGTTGGTCTTGTATTTTCGGCAACAAGACAAAGCCACAAAACGTTAGTGTTCAGTTAAAATAACATCCTGCAATTCTTCACGATTCAAAAGAAAATAGAAGTTTTGAAGTGTATGTAAAAATTCAATATTTGTATCTATTTTGAAAATTTGCATATCCCAAGAAATAAGCTCTACTTTCCCTAAAATTGAAATACACAAATTCTTTTTTCTATACCAAAAAGGATTAACAGAATGCTTATCAAATCCAAGTTTTAAAAATCTATCTTCACTTAATAAAATAGGTTTTAAACTCAATGAGCTTTTAGGTATTTTTTCAATAAGAAATCTTGTTCCACTTTCGCTTTTTCTACGAACTTTTATTTTTCGTTCAGTAATTCCTATTCCTTCACATTCTCCGAAGCAATCAATCAAGTTTCCAAGACGTAATTCCGTAACCGAAACACTAACACTTGATTGTGGCAATTGGGTATTATTTTTATCTGTATTCATAGTCTTGTATTTGGTTTTATTTGTGATTAATCGTTATATTTTGCTTACTTCTCCCAACTTCCACAATCAAGAAAACGTTATCTGTAATGCGGTTGGAGTCGCTAAAAATCAGAAATTAAAATGCTTTTTTAACTTCAATTTCATTAATAGATTCTCCATCATATACGTGATGAATTTTACCATTACAGTATAAAATATCTACAATTATTTCATTTTCTCCTATAAAGTATTTTGTCTTATCTAGCCATACACCTTTTGCAATTATTTTTGAATTGAAATTTTTAGATTTATATGTGAATTCCATTTTGTTTGATTTTAAAACCGAAAAAGCACTACAGATAACAAGTGACATTAGCGATTTTCGGCATTGTGATTATTGATTCTTTACTCCCTCTAAATATTTCTCGCTTTGTTCTTTTGCGTACTTTAATTGTATATTTTTATTATTTGTGAATCGCTTTTATTTAAAGAATTATATGCCGATGAGTACGAAATAAATTTATCTTTATTATTCTCGTATAATTCTCTTATAGAAGAAAAATTATGTCCTGTAGGAATATAGCAATAACGATTTCTTCTAAACGCTTTTAAATAAACTCCCTTTTTATCTTTTGTTTTTGTTAGAGAACAATTTAACCCTCTATCTCCGCAAACATCATATAAATCTTGATAGTGTCTTTCTCTATCGTCTAAATCACAAATAGAACATTCCTCAATTATTTCAAAATTATGGCTTTCAACTCCATGGCTAATAAAAGAACGGTAAATTTTAGTCTGACCTATACAATTTAGAATTTTATATTGATGCAATCTTCTTTCTATATCTGTTGATTGCCCAATATAAACCTCGTTTAAATGACTAGTGATTTTATAAATTCCTACCACGATTAATTTTCTTTAAATTGGTCTTTAAAAGATAATAAAATATCTAGCCTATTTTGAACATTTCTTATACTAGCATCTAACATAGGCAATAGTATTTGTTCAGCATTATATACTATGTCAGGAAGTTTCCCAGTTACTAACTTACCGTTTTCCATATTTGCATAATTAGACTGTTCAATATTTAGCATTTCGGCTAAAACATACTGCTTTAATCCGACCTCTTTTCGTAGATTTTTAATTTGTTCGATTGTTCTTTTCATAGCTTTTTGTTTTAAATTATATTCAAAGATAATATTATTATATATTATAAACTAATAAAAATGTATTTATTTTTAAAATTAATATATAACATTACGTGTTTATTGACTTTAACAAAAAAATCCCCTGTACCGAAATACAGAGGATTTAAAAATATCAATTATGAAAGAAAATATAGGCTAACCACACCTACGATGTAAAGTTAAGGAATATTATTGATTATTTCGTCAACTTTTTTAACATTATCAGTTCCTTTTATTCCCTTTTGATTTTTAATTATCATTCCTAGAGCTATTTTACCTAAAGCAACTGCAATTTTCCCGACGGTTGTGTCCCAGAATCTTTTTTTCATAGCTTAATGTGTTATTGTTGGAGTTGTGTTATTAAGAAGATATGGATTTAATCTAATTGATCCGTTTATTGTGTAATCTGACTTAGGCATTAAATGGATTACATCACATTTTTCTTTATCGCACTTGCGAAATTTATAATCTTGTTTGGTATCTCGTTTATAAATTCTTACTCCTTCCAAAGTAGCTTCTAAAACAAAGAAATCATTATCATAATGCCCATCTATTTCTACATTCCCGTGTATAATGTGATTGTATTTAAAATCGATTGTAGTTGTTTGAGCATTTAACCCAATTGTAAAAATTAGAATGATAATTAGTTTTTTCATTGTTTTAATTTTTATGAGTTTTTTAAAATAAGGATGTTTGTTATTTTAAATTTCATTCTATTTCTAAAATAGCTTTCCATTTAATTAAACATTGTTTTCTGTGTTCATAGCCGTTCGAATCGCCATCTTTAATAGTTTGCCTGCCTATATTAATTTGATCGCTTACAGCGTCTAAATCGTCTAAATCGGCATACTTATTTAAGTTGTTATCTTGCCAATAAATCAAAGCGTCTAAAACTGCATTTTCTTCTTCAAGTATAATGTCCGGGTTTATCGTAAAAGGCTTTCTTGTTTTTTGTTCCAATCGTTGGTATCCATCGTGAAAAGTCCTTTGAATTAATCCACCGCCACGATATTTAAAGCCATCACCAGAAGCTTCATTTCCGTTGCCTCCTTTGTTTGCATAAACGTAATTAGCACATTTTACAGAATCTTTTAAATACTGAGATACAAAAGCATCTGACTTACCTTTAAATGGGGTATAAAACGTATTTCTAAGACCTTCAATTGTTTTGAAGTATAACGATTCTCTTTTTGGTTTTAGTCCGCTTTCGTGGTCTAATTGCGCCATGAAATGAGCCGTTCTTAATGCGTTGGTAAGACCGTAGTTATTGAATAGTGTATTATATTTTTCGTGTAGATTCATTTTTCTTCTTTTTTAGTAAATAAATACCCAATGACAATAAATGTCATGTCTCTAACTAATACTAAAATCAATTCAATATTTTTATTATTTACTTCTTTTGGATAGGCTATTTTAAAAATAATAATTGAAAATATAGAAACACAAAGTATTAAAGATATTGTTTTTACAAATATCAATTGCTTATCAGCTCCATTAATCACGAATGTATTTACATACCACGCAAATAAACAAATTGAAAGTATTTCTATTATTGTTAGGATCATTTTTTACCTTTTAAATTCAATATAAAATCAAAAAAGCTTTCAGTTACAGCAGTCAAAAAAATATCGACGTTTAATTTATAAATTAAAAACTCACCTATTTTGTCAGATAGTATCGCTATAATAGCTATAACTATTGAAACATTATCAGCATCAAAATAAGCCCTTACCCAATCAGAACAAATATAAGCCCCACCAACACCTATAACCATCGACAAAAAAACATTTAATGCCGTTACTTTTGTTTTGCTATTTTTCATCTCTATCGCTATTTTTAGACCTACAGCCAAAAAAGCTGGAAATAATATCTTAATAAAAAACTGATAAAATTCACTGTTTATTACTTTTTCTGGCATTGTATTTTCGTGTTATAAACCAAAACAATGGTAGGATTAGGGCTAAAAATATCTCGTTAGCACTTGTTTTTGTGTTATCAAAAAATAATTCATCTAACAAGTTATTCAAAGATAAGCATATTAATAAAAAAGAGAATAAATTTTTTGAATTAATGTAAGATAAAACACAAAGTAAAAAAATAAATAAAGCGTTTCCTATGTAAAATATTGGAATGTCAAACTTTTTAAGAATAACATTCCAAAATAGATACGTAAATAATCCAATAATAAAGGCTAATATTTGAATTGCCTTAACCACGGTCCTTCGGTCTGTCACCAACTATATCATCTGAAAAAGTTTGAACCTTATCAGCAGGCGTGAAAAAGTTTTTAATCAAATAAGTAATAAGTGCAGCCAATGCGCATTTTGCTACTATTGGCATTGGATAATTAGGTATTAATTCTTGTAGCAAATAAAGTACAGGTGTACCAATAGCCATAATCATTCCTCTTAAAAAATCTCTCCAATTTACTGTTTTGTATTCTGATTGTTTCATTTTATGTTTGTTTTAAATTAATCGTTGTCTTCTATCCAATCGCTCGCAACCGTTCCGAAGTTTTCCTTTTCTTCTGCTGTCATTTGCAAGTGTGTAAGTTCCCCAAGTCTTTGTATTACATTGTCATATATGTTAATATTAGATTTTAACAAAGGCACAATACTATTATCTTCTAATTGTTTAACAGTTTCTAAAAGAGTGATATCTTTTATATGTCGTTGATACATTTTACCCTCTGCATCATACCAATAGTAATAACCTTTTGGAGTTATATTGTTTTGGTCTATAAATAACCCGTCAATAATAAATCTTATTGCAGTAGTTGTTACACCCCTATCGGTAGGAGCTGTAAATTCTGTTTTTGTTTTTAGTTTTAGCATAATTGTTGTGTTTAATTTTTCTTTATGTAGGGCGTTACGTTTAGCCCGTTTTCAGCTTGCGCCCCCCATACATATATACCTGATGTACCATTCCCTAAAAATGTTGATTGGTGTGAGGCTGAATTCACTGTATTTGTATTATTATTCGATGGGCATATTGTAATTCTTGTCATACTACTATCATTAGTAAAACTTAAAGATATTCTATACCACCCATTACCAACATCTGTAGATTTAGCAGTTATATTTGTAGCCAATCCGTTGTTTAATCCTAGATTAAAAGTACCGTCTGTTAAATTAAAATAGTAATCACATCCGTGCGAATTTCCTGCCCACATACCGCCGATTAAGATATAATTGTATTCCGCTGCTTTCGCATAAACAGAAAATGACATAGAAGCATTGCCTCCTGAAATTGGTTGAAAAATACCGTGTCCAGCAGTTATGGCCGTAGCAATTAATTTATCCGCTGTTGTATTCCCGTCAGGTGCTGTTGTAGTGTTTGCGGTAATTGTGGTGTTTGATTTAGTCCAAATAACATTATCAAATTCCTCAGTTTTAGTCAGCCTGTTTCTGTTCGGGTTTAAACCACTTGCGAAAAATATAGGATTGAATTGACCAAAACCTATTAACGGAAATAGCAATAAAAATAAAAAATTTTTCATAATCTAATAATTTGTTATTGCTAAATAATCAGTTGTACCATTGCTCCAGAGCGTTGCTGTACTTCCCGCAATT